CGGTGCGCACCGAGAGCGTGATCAGCGGCTTAGCCACGGTGCCCCCAACGCACCAACGGGCGCGCCGGATGCAACACCCAGCGCGAGCCGATGCCGTAGTCGATCACCTCGCGGTCGATGCGGATCTCGGGATGGTCAAACCCCTCTCCGCAGTCGTTGCACGCAAAAATCATGGGTCATGTCCCCTCGCCAACGTACAAATCAAACGCATCCTCGACGACCTCGCAACCAGCGAGCTGGCAGTAGGTCAGATACGTGTCCGGGTCAAGCTCGCAGTACTCCTCGCCAACAATGCTCCCCGTGCGCCGGTCTTGCCAGATCGAGTGGGTGCGCGCGAACTTGCGCCCCGTGCGCGGACCAGAGTAAAGCGCACAAAGCTTTGCGCCGGTAGCAATCTGCGGCCCGTCCCCGGCCCACTCCGGGACCCAATGGGGCTGCGGGAGCGAAACTCGCTCGCTCTGGCCGTGCAAATTCGTAATCGTTTGCGTAGTCATTTCGCAATTCAAAGTAAGCATTGTGATATCTCCTTTTGTGATCAATCGTTCGACAAGCGGAACATAGCAGCAAGCGCAAGCAAACCCACGCCAACCAACCAAACCGTCCATGTAGCGGACGGCACGACGAACGGCACCGCGCCGGGTATGTGCGAACTGTACCGAGCGCGCCATCGCGATGCGATAACCACATCACTCGACGACCAACCTGCGGACAGACGCACCCGCCAAGCACCGCGGCGGCTGCAACAGAGTTTGCGCCCGCGCGCCTGCACTGCGCCTTCACCTGCGGGCGCAGTGCAGTCTTTTTGGCGGTGCGCGGCGCACAAAAGTGCGCGCGCCCGCACTCTAGGGGTGTGGGGGGCGCGCGCGCGCAGGCGCAAGTGCGCCTGCACTCAGTGCGGGCGCAGATCCGGCAGGGCGCAGAAGGCAGGAGTGTGGCGACGGCGCAACGGTGTGGTGAGAGCGCAACGTGCGAGGCGGGTGTTGCGAACGTCGTTGAGTGTGTGTAATTTCACAACATGCAGACGGCGACGGTAGAACGGAAACAACGAAAGCGCTTCGATACGTCTCCGACGCCAGACGCGCCCCGCGGCCGCAGCCCCATCACGGGCGCGCCAGTGCCGGCCGGTCGGCCCAAGGGCATCCCCAACAAGTCCACCAGGACGATCAGGGAGGCGCTAGAGCTCGCCTGCCAGCCAGGGCAGTGTCACCCAGAGGGGCTGGCCGGGTGGCTCGTGGCGCGCGCTACGGGCGGCATAGAGGACCGCAAGATCTTCGCAGGCATGGTGGCACGCATCGTGCCTGCCCAGATCCACGCGCAGGTGAGCGGTGGCATCACCGTGTCCTTACCCTGGCTCGAGGGGCGCAAAGTGGTGCGCAGCGTCCCACCTACGTCCCAGTCTGACGCTACTGACGCGCAAGTCATTGATGTGATTGTGGAAAAGGGGCAAGACCTTCGGGTTTCCAACCCGAGGCCAGCCCTCGAGCCGCCCGCCGGCGCCCAGGCCGACCCCCATCCCCCCTCGAGCGGCAGCGGGGGGGAGGGGTGAGAAAGGGGTTCCCTTCCCCCCTCTCCCCCGTTCGCAAAATGAAGTGTTGAGATAAACGCAACGCATGCACGTTGTTTCAATCACGGTAAAAGAGGCAAACGAATTTGTTGCCAATTTCCACCGTCACAACAAGCCGGTGCAGGGAGCCAAGTTTGCGATTGGAGCAAGCGATGGGACAAAGCTAGTCGGGGTGGCGATTGTCGGCAGGCCTGTTTCTCGGATGCTTGACGATGGCGAAACAGCTGAGGTCACGCGGTGTTGCGTGTTGGGCGATGCTCCGAAGGGAGCATGTTCATTTTTGTATTCCCGCTGCTGGCGGGCGTGGTCTGCGTTGGGCGGGAAAAAGCTCGTGACTTACACGCTGTTGACTGAAACCGGGGCAAGTTTGCGTGGTGCTGGTTGGCGTGTAGTCGGGCAATGCCCTAGCGGCAAGCGATGGACAAACCGACCTGGTCGTGAGTGGCAGGCTGTTGTCGGGCAGGCGAAATTGCGTTGGGAGGTGGCGTGATGGACATCAACACTTACCTGCCGCGCGGCATCTTCCGCCCGCTGCATAACCGGCAGACGCGTTGGGCGTGCGTCGTCGCGCACCGTCGCGCGGGCAAGACCGTTGCGATGTGTGCGGATCTGGTGATCAGTGCGCTTGAGTGCCCGCATCCGAAGCCGCAGGTGGCGTATCTCGCGCCGTTTCGCGAGCAGGCGAAGAAGGTGGCGTGGGCGTACCTGAAAGATTTGACGAAGCCGCTCTGGGCGAAGCCGCCCAACGAGAGCGAGCTGAAGATTGTGATCCACACCGGCCGCGCGGAGAGCCAGGCGACGATTTACGTCGGCGGCGCTGACAACCCCGACAGCATGCGCGGGCTCTACCTCGATGCCGTCGTGATGGACGAGGTGGGCCAGATGCGCCCCTCGACGTGGTACTCGGTGGTTCGGCCGGCGCTTTCTGATCGGCAGGGTTCGGCGATCTGGGCCGGCACGCCGGCTGGGAAGAATTTCTTCTGGCAGCTGCGCGAAGAGGCGCGCATGAACCCGGCGACGCACTTGCTGCTCGAGTTGCCGGCGAGCAAGACCGGGATCTTGCCTGACGACGAGCTGCGCGACGCGAAGGCGCAGATGACCGAGGAGACGTATGCGATCGAATATGAGATCAGCTTTGACGCGAGCGTGCCGGGTGCGTACTTTGCGAAGCAGATCGGGGAGGCGTATGGCGAAGGTCGGGTGGGTGATCATCCCCGTGACGCGCAAGTTGCGGTCGATCTGGTCGCGGACTTGGGTTTCACGGACAGTTGCTCTTGGTGGGGTTGGCAAACGACCCGCGACGGGCACCGAGTCGTCGACTTCTACGAAGCCGACGGCCAGGCGATCGGGCATTACATCGACTGGGTGAAGTCGCGCCCGTACCGCGTGGGCACGGTCTGGTTGCCGCACGACGCGAAGGCGAAGAGCCTGCAGACGGGCAAGTCGATCGTCGAGCAGTTCCTGGCGGCGGGCATTGTCCCGCGCCTGGTGCCGGAGCTGTCCCTGCAGGACGGCATCGAGGCGGCGCGCGTGACGATCCCGCGGTGCTGGTTTCACGAGTCGGCGACCTACGACGGCATCGAGCACCTGCGCGGCTACATGCGCGAGTGGGACGAGCGGACCCAGACCTACCGCAACCGCCCGAAGCACGACCAGCACTCGCACGCCGCGGACGCGTTTCGCTACCTGTCTCTCGCTGCGAAGCCGATCGCTTCCAATTTGTCAAGGGGTGATGCTACCATCGCACCGCGTAGTGGACAGACCTACGCCTTTCGGCTGGACGACATCTGGGATTGCAGGCCGCGCAGCGGCGGGCGGGTTGGGTGATGCAAGAGCAGGCGCGCATCGAGAGTGACAAGGATTTCGAAGACAGCCCGCGCGGCATGGCCGAGCGCTGGACCGTCGAGATCGAAGCCGCGCGCAAGGAGCTTGAGAAATTTCACACCGACGGCGACCGGATCACCGAGCGCTATCTCGACAAGCGTGACGACTGGGCTCGTGCTGAGTCGCGGGTGAATCTCTTCTGGTCGACGATGAAGGTGCTGCTCAGCATGCTCTATGCCCGCCCGCCGCGGGCGTCGGTGGCGCGGTCGTTCCTAGACGGCGACGACGACCAGGCGCGCGTCGCGGGCACGATTTTGCAGCGACTGCTCAACCGCTCGTTCGACGACAACGTCTCGAGCTGGGACGCCGCGGTGCGTCAGGCGATCGAGGACTGGCTTGTCGTCGGGCTCGGCCAGGTGTGGCTGCGCTACGAGGTCGAGACAGAGGAGCGCGAAGAGCCGGCGCAGATCGACCCGATGACGGGCGCCGAGCTCGTGCCGGCGAGCACCGTCGAGGCGATCGTCGAAGAGGACGCGCCGGTCGATTACATCTACTGGAAGGATTTCTTTTGGTCGCCCGCGCGCACTTGGGCGGAGGTGCGCTGGGTTGCACGACGCGTCTACATGACGCGCGACAAGCTGGTTGCGCGCTTCGGCGAGGAGATCGGGCGCGCGGTGCCGCTGCAGTCGACGACGCCGACCGCCGACAAGGATCAGCGCCCGCGGCACGACCCTTGGGCTGCGGCCGAGGTGTTCGAGATCTGGTGCAAAGACACCGAGAAGGTGTACTGGCTCGCGAAGGGCTTCGACGTCATTCTGGACTACAAGTCGGACCCGCTTGAGATCGAGGGGTTTTTTCCGTGCCCGAAGCCGCTCTGCGCGAACGTCACCTCGAGCAACTTCTTGCCGCGCGCGGACTATGTCTTCGCGCAGGACCAGTTTGACGAGCTCGACGAGATCAACACCCGCATCACCTGGCTTACTCGTGCGGCGAAGGTGATTGGCGTCTACGACAAGGCTGCGGACGGTCTGCAGCGCATGTTCCAGCAGGCAACCGAAAACCAGCTCATTCCGGTCGACAACTGGGCGATGTTTGCCGAGTCGGGCGGCATCAAGGGCAAGATCGACTGGGTGCCGATTGAGGCAGTCGTCAATGCGATCGAGCGGCTGCGTGTCTACCGCAGCGACAAGACGCAGCAGATCTACGAAGTGCTCGGCATCAGCGACGTGATGCGCGGCGCGAGCAAGGCGAGCGAGACGCTCGGCGCGCAGCGCATGAAGGCGCAGTTCGGCGCGACGCGCATCCAGCTGATGCAATTTTACATCGCCGAGTGGATCTCGAACGCGCTGCGGATCAAGGCGGAGATCATCTGCAAGCACTGGCAACCCGACACCATCGTCACGCGCTCGAACATCATGCGCACGCCGGACGCGCAGCTCGCGGGTCCTGCGATTCAGCTCCTGAAGGACGAGGAGATGTCCGAGTACCGCATCAACGTCGAGGCGGACTCGATGGCGGCGCTCGATTGGGATAGTGAGCGCGACTCTGCGGTGCAGTTCCTGAGCGGTCTCGGCGCGTTTGTGTCGCAGGTGCAGCCGATGGTCGCGGCGATGCCTGGCTCGGGGCCTTTCCTGCTGCGCCTGCTGCAGTGGGGCGTCTCAAAATTCCGCGTCTCGACCGAGATCGAGAGTGTGCTCGACCAGGCGATTGCTGGCGCGCAGCAAGAGCTCGCGACGCCCAAACCGCCCCCGCCGACGCCACCGGAAATTCTCATCGAGGCGGAGAAGATCAAGTCGAACGAGCGCATCGCGCAGATGGAAGTGCAGAGCGAGGAGAAGGTGGCCGCGCTCAAGGCGACGGTCGACTTGCAAAAGGTCGAGATGCAGCAACGCTTCAAGAACGTCGAGGAGCAGTTCCAGCAGATTTCGGGAATCTTGGCGACGCTGCCGCACACGTCGCAGGTGATGCAGCTCGACGAGATCAAAAACCTTGTCGCGCAGAACAAAATGGACACCGACTCGCAGCTCTCGACCGTGATGAGCGCAGTCAACCGCAAGCGAAAGCGCATCCCGATCCGCGACGCGATGGGCGAGATCGTCGAGGTGCGCGAAGTGGACGACGAGGACGCTGGCGGCATGCCGGCGCCGATCCAAGTGGGCCCGCCGGGCTCGCAGGCGATGAACTGAGGCACGCATGGCAGACAACGTTGGGTACACCCCTGGAGTAGGCGCCACCGTCGCGGCCGATGAGATCGCCGGCGCGCTGCACCAGCGCATCAAGCTGGTGCTCGGCGACGACGGTCAGGCCGAGGGCGATGTCTCAAGCAATCGACCGATGCCGACGCGCGACGACGAAACGCGCGGCCTGCTGTTTCGCATCCTCGGCATGCTCATGGCGCCGCTCGGCTTCGACAAATCGCTGCAGCGTCAGCGCGGCACGGTAGTCGTCGAATCCGGCACCGTGACGACGGTCACGACGGTCACGACGGTCACGACCTGCTCAACGGTCACCAACTTGTCGACGATCGACACGCTGCAAGGCCGACTTTTGATCAACGGCGCGAACCTTTCTGCATGGTCCGATTGCGTGCGCTCGAGAATTACCTGACATGAGGATTACCTGACATGGCGAATACGTTCAAAAAAGTAATTGACCGGCTCATGTGGGTGCAGGTGCCGCCCGCGCCGAACGCGCACGCGGCTGCTGCTTCCCTCTGTTCCGATCTGCGCAGCGACGTGTCGAGAAACCCCTTCGTTTACCAGCTCGTCAGCGCGGCGATTCTCAACCGCTTCAACATCGTTTCGAAAGGCTGGTCGTTCGTCGCTAACCCCGGACTCGGCGGTACGTTCGGCGCTGGCGCTGCTTGCGCTTTCGCGCCGTCGTTCGGCCTCGTCGGCACCATTGCCGCGGGATCAACAACGACCAGCGTGACGCTCTCGACCGCTCTGCCGACTGCGGTCGGTTTGAATATGCTCGCCAATCGTGGCGGCTCGGGCGAGTACGGGTTTAAGCTCCGCATCATCGACAACGCCGCAGGCGGATCGGGCAAGATCGCCGAGCGGTACATTGTCGCGAACACCGCCGGCACAACGCCGACGATTGTCGTCCAATCCTCCTTCGGCTTCACGCCGACGACTGGCGCCCGGTACGAGATCGTCGCCGGTCGAGTGATGATGCTGTCGGCGGGTGCGTTGGCGGCGACTATTTTCCGCTCGTTTGAAGTGGCAACCAACACGCGTGCCTCGCTGACCAACACGAACCTGCCTGCAACCATCGGCACGGATTCCAGCCTGATGGTGTTGGACGAACAGTACACGCCGTATGACAACTCCCCCGGCGACGGGATGATTAAGGGCGCGTTCAACTACGACACGGGGCTTACGGCCCGGTACGCGCTTACTGCCACGGCTACAGCGGCAGGTACGCTGACGGGTCAGGCGACCCTTGGTGATGCGGTAGTCGCGGCAAACGAATACAGGAACTTCCAGATCCGAATTGTCGAGGACACCACCAACGTCACGGCAGTCGGCCAGCGGCGCATCATCGCTTCGCACACCGCAGGGCCGTCGCCGGTCTACACCCTCGGCACAAACTGGACGGTCACGCCCAGCAGCACGGCCAAGTACGTCATCGAACTGCCCAACCTGATGCTGCTCCGCAGCACGGCAGCGACTACGGTCTACACCTACAACTACACGGACGCGACGATTAACAACGGCACGAACAACATCGCCGCCAACGCATGGTCAACGACCTACTTCGGCGCAGCACCGGCGGCAAATGCTGCGGGCGGTATGTGGGCGCCGTCGTTCGGCATTCAGCCTGACGCGGCGCGCAACTCGCGGCACTCGTTCAATTACTTTTTCCGCGGTGGCGCGGCGACGCTCGACGTTCTCGACATTGCTGCCTCGATTACCGGCACTTGGACAGGCGCCATCACTTACGACGGTTCGCCGGGTGCGTTCCCGGCTACGGGGTCAGGCGGGTGCTACAGCCCGTTCGACAACGAAGGCCGCATGTTCTATATGAACTTGTACGTCGCCAGCGCCATTAACCAGATCTATCGGTTTGACGTTCAAAACCGCGTGCTGTCGCCGTTCACGCCGACGGACTTCTTGCAGGCGGGTACTGCGGCAGTTGGCAACCGCGTGGCGTGTTATTGCGCCCTCGACGGCACGGACAACTACGACGTCGTGCTCCTCAACTCGCATCTTTCGACCGTTTCGCAAGAACTGATCCCGCTCGTATGAACATTCCCGACATAATCGGCATCCTTCTCAACAGGGTCCGGTATCTGACGGCGCAGCGCGAAACCTTGGTGCGTCTCGGCGATGCGGAGTCGATCGCGCGCATTGACGCCGAGATCAGCGAAACGCAGAACACGCTCGACCAGCTTGCGAGCTTTTTGCCGTAGTCCATGCTCCTGACGCTGCTGCAGACGCGCGACGCACCGCCGCCGCCGCCGCCGGCAGTAGAGACCCGCGGCGGCTACGCGCCGACTCGCAAGCGCAGGCAGCGCGATTTCGAGGAGGAGCGGCGCGACCAAGAAGCACTGCGCCGAGTGATCGAGCGCACGCTCGAGCCGGTGCGTGCCGAGGAGGCGCAAGTCGTCACGACGTCGGATGCGGTGGCGGTGCTGCCATCGAGCGGCTCGGCGGTCGCGCTGCCGATCCCGCCCGACTTCAACGCGGCCGAGGTGACGCGTGTCGTGATGCAGGTGCTCGCGGCGGCGAATGTCAAAGCTGAGCGCGCACGCTCCGAGCGCGCACGCGCGGCGGCGCGCGAGTCGATCGCGGTGATGATGCGAGAGCAGTACGCGCGGGTGATGAAGCGCCGCCGCGAGGAAGAGTGGCTACTCTTGATGGACTGAGGGCTAGATCATGGACATGCAATCGATAATCGAAGAGCTGCGCCGGCGGGGCCGCAACATGGTCTCGCTCGACACGCCGCAGGATTCGGACCTGGCGGATATGGGCATCGATTTCGCTGCGGGTTTTGCGCCGGGCGTGGGTACTGCTTTGTCGGCTCGCGACTTTGAGCGCGCGCGGCGAGAAGGCGACGTTCTCGGTATGGGCCTTTCGACGCTTGGTATGGTTCCTGTTGTGGGCGGGGTGCCGCGCACGATAATGATGGCGGCAAAAAAAGGCGGCAAAGGAAAAAAGGCTGTATTACGTCAAGAAGACGGGGGGCGTCGCTTTGCCGGCGATCGCCGCTGTACCGACACTCGCTTCCCTTCTTTCACAGCCTGACGATCCCGAGCAGTTATAGCGGGGCCGACTGAATTGCGCTC